GGTCAGGAGGCGTCTCCATGTGGGCAAATTCAGCGATACCTTCCGGAACCGGGGTAGACTCGACAACGAGGGGAAACTTTTTGTTCGTAAACAAGATGTCGATAATCTGACCGAAGGCTGCAAGAACCTTCGTTTTGGTTATGCGAACAAACACCTTAGACCGCTCCGAATCCCGATATTGGGTCGTCGAGTCGTAGATGCCACGAAAGTTTTTATAGGCTTGAAGCCACCGCTGTTCGTGGGCGTAGCGTCCGTTTTCCGCATCCTCGAACTTAGACTTGACATATCCGGCTAGGCCGGGCATGAACTCATCAGGGTTCGTGACGCCAATCTGTGTGTCGTCTTCCGGTTGGAGGAAGTTATCTTCTGTTGCCATGATTAGTAATCGCGTTCTTCAGCCATTTTCATTACGGACGGGTCGACTGCCTTTTTGCTCATCTTCTTTGGCATGTCTTCCGTCAGAACATCGGTCTTGGCGCGAGTGTCGAACTCTAGGCCTTCCCGATACAGCTTGCTTTCACCCATGTTCGCGTCGACCGAAGTCTTGTCCGAACCCATGATGTAAGCTGCGCCGTAGTTATAATTGTTCATCGGCATGGTTTTCTCCTAAGATTATTTGTTAACAAATCCACCGGAGTTAAAGAAATTTAGGTCTAGTCCACCTCCGGTAAGTGAACGAGCCATTCCTGATATGAAGCTTTCTCCGGCTTCTTTTTCTGCTTCTTGTATCTGTTCGGCAATGACTGGGGTTACAGCTTCGCCTACAGCTTCACTTATTTCTATTCCAGCACTTATCATGCTAGGCGCAGCCATCACAGTTTCTTCGAGGGCAGTAGCAACGCCCGCCTCTAAAGGAGAAGCCCCTGCCTCTTTATACGCTGCATAGGTGGCTCCCACACCAACGAGGGGAACTGCTTTAAGAGTTTTACCTCCCCAATTTTTCAGCGTATCTGTCCAGTTAATACCCTTATTTTTTAAGCGTACAGACAAATCTTCATCTGGCATCGCTGCACGAGCATCTAATTCTGTTTGAGGAGAAACTTCAGCAACTTGTTCTTTCACAGGAAGTTTAAAGTAGTCTTCGTACCCTGCTGTCTGAGACGTGATGCGTTCGGTAGGCATAGGCACGTAGGTTCCGATGTCAAATCCGGCTTCTTTTGCACCATCTGCATAGAAAGATGAAAACATATTCGCACTGGCACGGTCAAATTCGCTAACTTCGCCGGGCATAGCAACTTGATATCTTACAAGTTCGCCTGTTCCCGTTTTGTAAGTAGCTTTTAGGCTCCGTCCTTCAAGGTACGCAAGTTGAGCAGGGTCGATACCAAGGCTTCTTCCTACGGAAGCGTGGATGTTACGAAGAAGGGGAGAACCCTTTTTACCTGTAAAGCCTTTAGGTACTAGAGTGTCAAAGTATGTATCTGTGGCAGCATCATAGGCAATTTTAGGAATAGGGGGTAATTCACGAAGAAGGTTTGTCATATCCTGTGATGTTACAGGCTTACCATTAGGTTTGACAAAAAAATAATCTGTTACACCCGCTTGTAAATTCTGTTGAAGAATAGAGTCTGCGATGGGATTTAAAGGGATGTTTACAGAGCGACCCTTCGCACCTTTTACCTCAGCCTGTACATAAATCGCTCCTGTATCAGGAAAATAGCTTGATACGGTAAGTTCTGCTGCAGCACTAGGACGAAGGCCCGTGTTGAGATTAAAAAGAATAGCCTGAGCTATAGGACGAGTTTGCGGGTCGTCTAACTTCTTTGAAATCTCTTCGAACAGTCTCGTAATTTTCTTGCGGTCAGAAGTTACAGCGACTTCAGATAGGGCTTTTGGGGGTTCCTCACGACCAAAGATACGAACGTTTATATCCGTATCTGGGGCTTTATCCGGAAGAAGCTTATATTCTGGAGTGTCAGGTCCAAACTCAGCTTTGAGTGTCAAGCCCACCTGCCGCAAGTTTTGCATAGCAGTTTTTATAGGCGCATCTTCAGGCGTATCCTTGAAGGTTCGTGCGAGAAGCGTGAGACCATCCGCATCCTTTTCGAACAGCCTCAAAGCCGAACCCGGCTCATCTGCAATATCGCTAAAATACTGAAGAGTCGGACCTACGAATGCTTTACCCCGACCTGACTTCTCGGCGTATATCTCAGCAACCTCACGAAGAGTTGCAGTTCTAGGGTCGAATTTTGCCACGGGCTTTCCCTTTGTCACAACAGGCTTTGTAGTCATCCTATTACGAACAGCACTTATAACTGTTTCTTTTTCTTCTTTTGTAGAAAGAGGTCTTCCGATAAAATCAAAGTAAGCCAGTATCTGTTTATCTGTTATGTTTTTAGGAACAGATACTTTGCCTTCACCTTTTTTGCCACCAAACGCTTTGTAGATGTCATCGTCACTCTCTTCAACAAAGCCTTTGTCAATCATACCCTGTATGTCAGAGACTGCCTGTTGCAATACGTCTTCTAAATCAAGTTCCATCAGTAACCAAACGTGTTATCGAAGGCTTGGAACGTCTGTTCCTTAATGCCTTGCAAGGTTTTATGAATCGAGGTGTAACCGCTGGTTCGCGTCATCACCATGTAACGCAGTGCGTCGTAAGCGTGGTCCTCTGCTTTCGTATCGACATCCTCACTGTTCGTTTTGGACAGAGGGATGCCGGATAGTTGAGCAGAGATGTGTTTGCAGTTGGAAAAGATACGGAGGCGTGGTTCTTTTGTGTAGGGGTCGTCTGCAAGCCGCCTGTGTATTTCCATTTTTCCTTGAAGACGGTTGCGGTCTGACGGTAACCACCGTACACCAGCCCTCATCATCGTTTCTGCGATAGAAGGGCCGAAGCCTGTCTTATTCCAACATGAGGCGTCTAGAACTGTGTAATGTGGAGTTGGGTCTAGTTCCTCACATTCTAATATTTTATCAGCTAATTGTTCGGCTGTCAAGTGTTTTACATAAAGCTCTCGATATACCCAGATATTATTATCCCAATCGATAGCACCCCATAGGACACACGAAGGACTAGAGTAGCCATAGTCGGCTGCTCGTATACGGGGCCAGTTGGTAGGTAGCTCGAAAGGTTCGACAATATGCCTCACTCGTGAAAATTCTGGGAAAGCCGCTCCCTCTGCTACATCCCAATCCCCATCCAGAAGTCTCTTTCGCTCTACTTCCGGGAGCGACCTCAGCATGGCCTCATATTGACCGTCTGCCATGAGGTAGGGGTTGTCAGTCAACCGCGCCGGAACGAACTTGCGAAAGAACAACGGCTGACCTGCTTTTTCGTGGCCTTCGGGCCACACGAACATCTTTCCTGTTTCGGGGTCGTCTGCTCCGAACCTCCTGTTGGGTTCGTGGCGGTCGATGTACATCTTCTTGACCCACCAACCTCCGACACCGCCGGGGTTCGCTGTGCAGCGCATCGACAGGTTCTGTTGGAGTTCGGGGTCTGTCGAACGAAGACGCGAACGGAGATAGTCCCACACGTAGCTGCTAGGGTATTGGGTTATCTCGTCGATGCCTATCCAGTTGAAGGCCTGACCTTGAAAACGGGTCACATCCTTATCCCTGTCGAGGTACGTGAACCACATGGTGGCCCCAGAGGGGAAATGCCACGTAGACTTCGACTCTCGGAACGTGGCTCCGGGAAAGGCCTTGGGGTAGAGCTGCCGAGACTTGTCTATCAGTTCGGTAAGTTCGTCCAGAGTACGCCTAAGAAGAAGCCCACGGTGATTAGGGTTGTGACAGTACCGCAGAGGGTCAGCCAGCAAAGCAAAAGACTTGCCCCCTCCAGCAGCTCCTCCGTATAAAACGTCTTGTTCTGGCGCACTTAGGAACTCCTCTTGTGGACCGGGGTTAGGTTTGAACACCACAAGGGTGTCATCGATGAGGTCGGCTACGGCTGGGGGTAGATTTTGGAGGTCGCCTTGGTCTACAACCCGTGTTTTTTTGCCTTGGAGGGCATCTTCAACCCTTTTTGCCGATTCTTTTAGGGTTTTTACCTTGCGATTCTTGGCTTCTGCCTGTCTTTTGGCTTTATCTGCGCCTTTTTTGGCATTTTGGAGCTTCAGGCGGAGCCGTCGCCTTGCCCGTTCCTCTAAAGAGGTGTTGTACGGGCCTTTTTCTTCGCCGGGAAGCTTTTTAGGACGCCCACGAGTTCGCGGCTGGGCGAGTTTTTCAGGGCTTGGGGGAGTCAGGACTCTTTTGCGAGGCACGGGGCTTACTTTTCCGCACTTCCGGAG